CTGGTTTATCCAATACAAAAGTCTCTTCTGACTGTCTGTTATAGTGAATCACATTACCTGCATCACCACCCTTGTTTTCTCTGCGACAAGGAAGTTCACGAATAAACTCCAACTCCTTATCATAAGGCATTGGGTATTGTGCAATCAGGACTGGTGTCGGGAATAGTGATAGTAGTTCGTCTTGAGCCATACTAATGAGATTTTTAAGTATTATAGGATAGTAAGAGCTTTATGTAAAGCTAATCTTTCTCTTCAACCCTAACAAAGGTATTCTACTTGTATTTTAAGGAGTTGTCAAGTATAATAAATAGGTAAAAAAGAAGTCATATAAATGGCATTTACAAAGGTTCTGCCTGCTGGTCTTAGTACAACATCAACACTCACGGTTGATAGTCTTGACAGTGTTGGTGCTATAAGTGCATCATCAATTACTGCCACCACTGGAACCTTTAGTGGCGACTTAAATGTTGCTGGTGTTTTAACCTATGAAGATGTCACCAACGTTGATTCCATTGGTCTTGTAACGGCAAGGTCTGGTATTCATGTTACTGGTGGATCTGTTGGCATCGGGACTGATAATCCAGGAGCAAGTCTACAAATTACAGCAAATAGTCCAGGCATTCTTTTTCAAGATGCCAATTCTGGATCTACAGAATCTAAAATAGAAGGTTTATCTGGACATTTATATTACACAACAGATAATGTCAATAGGGATCACATTTTTAGTGCTACTGGAGAATCTGAAGCATTAAGAATAACGGGAGATGGCAATGTTGGTATCGGGTCTGATAATCCACAATCAAAACTTGATGTTGATGGTAATACAAGAATCGTTGGTATTCTGACCGTAGGTAGTGCTTCTTCTACAACCACAACGACGATTGATGGTTCACAAGACTTCCCAACCATCAGACCCACACTAGACCTTAACTTTGCTGCGACAAAAACATTAGACCGTAGAATTACTTTCACCAGAGATAGTATCGGAACTTATACTGATGAGTTTGGTATTATTCAAACTGTTCCAAATAATGTGCCAAGATTTGACCACGACCCAGAGACTGGTGAGAGTCTTGGCTTGTTGATTGAGGAGCGGAGGACTAATTATGAGGTCTACTCATCATCAATACATACTGCATATACTGCTTCTTCTGGCACTGGAACAGTAATTAGAACAGCGTCAACTGCTACAATAACACCAGATGGAACATCAACTACAGATGCCATAATTGAAGATACATCAACAAATACTCAGCATACTATAATAGATGCTGTTATTGATACTTTTACACAAAGTACTGCAGTTTGGACTCATTCAGTATTTGTTAAATTAATATCTGGAAGTAGATTATTTGCCTCTAGAATATATGGAACTGGTAATGATGATGTATATGTTGAATATAATCTATCAACAGGAACCAGTTCTGATGGCGCTTCTGCAAATAATCAGGTAATTTCTCACGGGATGGATGAGTATCCAAATGGATGGTGGAGATGTTGGGTTTCATTTACTGCCCCTGGAGACGCTGAAGGTTGGTTACTTGGATTAGCAGACGGTTCTGCTGCGGAACTTCCAACCTATGATGGAGACGGAACAAGTGGAGTTTATATTTGGGGTGCTCAACTAGAAGAAGGAGAATTCCCAACCTCCTACATTCCCACCAGCGGAAGCACAGTGACTCGTAATAAAGACATCGCAGTTATTAAAGGAACAAACTTCACAGATGTTTTTGACACCAATTTTAGAGAGTTTTCATTATTAGTTGATTATGATAATAGTAAAACTAATGATGGAACTTATTATGAAATACTTAGTTTCTGGGGAGAGAGCACTGGTTATGATGACCGCATAGGTATAACAAAAGACGACCAATCTCCATATCATATAGAAACCAGAGCATTTGGTGGTGGTAGCGCAATCTTTAACAATGGTTTATTGAGTGCAAGTAGTAAAGCAGCAACTCAAAAGTTTGCAACATCTTGGAGTGTGCCAGATTATTCTAATACTTCATCTAGAAGATGGGCATTCTGTTTCAGTGGAGAATCACCAATAGATGTAGTTAATGATGGTCCGGGAACAACAGTTCCAGCAGTAACTAGATTGGGTCTTGGTATTAGTCCAACTAGACTAGTAGAAAACGAAACTGGTGGATTAATTCACTTTAAGAGATTTGCTGCTTATAATAAAGCATTAACAGACGCACAACTACAGTCTCTCACAAGACAATAAATAGGGATATAAGGAGTATCATAAGCAATGCCAAATCTTGTCGGAACTGGATTAAATCAAGTACCAACAAATGGTATGTTGGGTGGATTGGCATATCAGTCACCCGACCACGCATCCATTAAGGATTTAGACCTTAAGAATCTATCGCAGATTAATTCAGAGATTGCTGATACTGCTCGTGATATTTTCATTTATGATACTTCAAAGGACTCTGATGGTGGTGCTTGGAGACATCGCACTTCTCATTTGAGTTGGTATAATGAGACCTTAAACACAGCAACCAGAGGTAGTAGAAGAGAGTTTCCTGCTGTTGCTGTTATTGTTGTTACTGCTGCGACAACAAGAAAACTTTATATCTATGACGGAGATGACCCAGACCTTCCAATGTGGATGGTTATTGATACTACAGATGGACAATGGCCACAAACAGAATTTTCATCACTTTATGCATTGAACGGTATTATTGCTCTTGGTTCTGCTAGTGATACTCAACCACTATATGAAACTAGAAACAGATTAGATTTATATTATTTTGTTTCTGATAAAATCATTTCTTCTGGGGACGGCGCTGGAAATAATTATTATGGAATTGTAGAGGGAATTGTTAATAGAAGAACTCACGCATCAAATAGAGGGACAAGTATTGGAGAGACTGTCTATCAATTAGTAAATCATAGTGTAAACGACGTAGCAATGACTGTGCTACCAAACGCACCCATTGACGATGCTACTGGACTTCCAATCCCCACTATTGCCGTTGCGACTGATGGTGGTGTAAGTGTCATTAAGGATGATGGGACTGTTGTAAATTATACTCGCGGTGGTAATGAATATACTGGAAGTGTTGCTTTTGATCAACTTAATGATTTAATTATATCTTGGGGAACTTCTCTTGGTGGATATAGACATGCAACAAGAATTACTAACCCGTTTGTAGGATCAACTTCTTTAGATACTACATATGGTTATATCGCCTCAGACCTTGGAATGGGAGGATCTGCTGCAGGAAACACTGGTGGTGTAGTCACAGTTGCTAATAGTGGAAGGCATTTTGGAATTGATTTTGATTCATCATCAGGAGTTCCATCAGCACAAAACAATCATGACGACAGAGTAAATTTTTTACATATAAATGATGCAGATACAACAAAAAGTTTAGTTGCTTATGCCACCACCTCCTACAACACTGGATGGATGCACGGAGACATCAAAGGTGCTTTCCTGTCTGATACTGATGCTACGAATGTAACTGCAACTAGTGATAATCTCATAATTAATGGTGGGTTTGCAGATGCATCTAATTGGAATGTTGCATCTGGTTGGACAATTTCTGGTGGTGTTGCAACAAATAATGGCACTGGTGGGACAAATCAATTATCCCAAGCAGTTAGTATGGATGCTGGAAAACAATATATCCTTAATTATGAAGTTACTGCATATACATCTGGAACACTACAAGCATATTTTAATGGAACTTGGACCACTGTTCCAGGAACTGTTGGAACACACGGAGTATCTTTTACTGCATCAGCATCAGTACAACAAATTTATTTTGCTGGTATATCTGGAACTTCTTGGACTGGATCATTAGATAATGTGTCTTTATCACTTGCAGGAGAACTAGACCGTTCCGTAAAAGGCAAAGGACTCGCAGTTTACGGAACAATCACCAAGAGTGCCGTTGCCACTGGTGCCGAACTGGTTGCTTATAGTGGGTTTAGTGCTAGTAATTATCTAGAACAACCACACCATACTGGTCTAGAAGTCGGAACTGGTGATTTTTATGTGATGGGATGGTTCAAAGGAGACGACAGCACTTATAATTCTCCATTTGAAATATCTTCACCAAATGTAGATACTAATGGTGTTGGTAGTATTTTACTTTTAGTAGGTCCACACACTAACAATGGACTTAGATTTTACACAAGAAATAACTCAAGTGGTGGATGGAATCAAAATAATAATGGTGTTCCCTTTATAGATGATAATTCAACTTGGAATTTTGTATGTTGTTTAAGAAGAAGTGGTGTAAAATACATTTATATGAATGGAGGTGCCGAAGTAAACGCTGGAACTCATTCAGATAATCTTACAGAAACTGATAGTATTATGAGACTTGGTACTAGGTCAGATACTCTTCCTTCATCTGGAGCATCACCATGGACAGGTTCTTTATCATTATGGAGATTTGGACAAGGAGCACCTTCCGCCGAACAAATTAAAAAAATCTATGAGGACGAGAAGGTTCTATTCCAAGAGAATGCTAATGCAACCCTCTATGGTTCATCAGACACTGTAACGGCACTTGCTTATGATGAAGTAACCGAAAGACTTCACGTTGGAACTTCAAGTGGTCGTTCAGAATTCCAAGGACTACGCAGAATAAATAATACAACTACGGCAGTCACCACTGCTATTTCTGCGTATGATAGTTTTGTAGTGGAGCAATAATCAATGACAGTCAGAGCAAATAAACCAGCATTTTCAATTAGAGAAAAGTTAAAGGAACTTGATTACGCTCACGTTCCTTATGATAAGATGCCTGCTGGGAGTATCATTCAGACAAAAATTGTTTCTAGATCATCTGATCTAAGCACTAGCACTTTAAATAGCACTTCAACCATTTTATCTATGGATTTTAAACCATATTTTAGCAATTCTTTGATTGAATTGCACAGTGATGCTTCTTATGGTGCTCAATCTAATGTGGATGTTGTATTTAGATATGCATATACAAACTCACAACCTAACATCGGAACTGTAGAGATAGAAAGGACTGGTAGATTTTTAAGTGACGATAATCAAATTCAAGATGCTTTTCCATCCCGTAATAATTGGACTCATTATTACTATCCAAATTCTGATGAAAATAGAACATATTATTACCAAGGAATATATCAAGCTGGCAGTGGACTTGTTTGGTATCATACTTATGGATCGCAAGCAACTTCTTATTTTAGAATTAGAGAAATAAAACAATGATTACTAAATCACACGCATTATTTGCACTAGCTCCTTCTGGTGGTTGGATTCAGGATGGAGACACTACTATTTGGATGGATGGATATACTCCAATTTCAGAAGAAGAAATCGCCCAGAAGGTTGCCGAACTAGAATACCAAGAAGAAGTCAACGAGTATCAGAGACAACGTGCTGCTGAATATCCTACTTATGCTGCCCAGTTTGACCAAATCTACCATGAAGGTGTAGATGCCTGGAAAGCATCTATTCAAGCAGTTAAAGATAAGTATCCAAAGGCAACAATGGATGCTGATGAACTTCAAGCAAGACAAGACAGAGCAATCTTTGATTTACAAACCGAAAGATATATCAAGGCAACAGAAAGACTCTCACAATATGTTTTACTAGAAGGACGTGAAGAAGTTACGGAAGAAGTTGTAATTGGACAAGAACCAGTATTAGACGAGGAAGGATTGCCAACATTTGATGATGAAGGTAATCAAATAATGTCCGATGTTACAGAAACCGTAATCACCCAGACTGCGATTGAACCACTAGAAGAGTTTGTTGAAGTCACCACAACAGACCCAGAAACAATGGAGTCAACCACAGAGAGTGTCAGAAATTCATTGGTTGTCAAAGATGAAGAGGAGAGAGCAGCGGCACAAGCAGTGGTTGATGCAACACCACAAGCGGTTATTGATGCGATAAATAACTAAAAAGCACTATAATGGGATACTACGGTAATCAACCTGCAACTGGTGAGAACAATTCATTCAGAGTGCTCGATGACCTATCATCATATACACTGACGTTTGATGGGTCATCTGCTGGTGTAGTATCAATTGCAAATGATACTCTTACTTTTCTAAACCATCGCTTTGTAACGGGACAGAGAGTTACATATAATGATGGTGGCGGAACGGCAATCGGTGGTCTTTCTGATGGTGTCTATTACATTGTAAAGAACGATCAGAACACGATTAAACTTGCACCGACCTATGCCGATGCGATTGGAAATACAAATCTAGAAGATCTCACATCACTTGGAGTCGGTTCTTCTCATACATTGAACGTTGCATTCGATGGAGTCAATACAAGATTCGTTGCAACTTATGGTGGTGGAAGAAAAGTATCCGTAAGTCGTGCGGCACAACTTCAGATTTCAATCAATGGTGTTATTCAGGAACCACAAGATACTAAAACACCGTCTGCTGGATTTGGTTCTGATTTAGATTCTGTTATTGTATTCTCGACTGCTCCTATTTCTACGGATGTTTTCTGGGGAAATGCATTTGCAAACAACTCCTCAACCTTTGATATTTCGGATAATACTGTTGATACTTTTGAGGGTGATGGAACAAGTACAGAGTTCACACTTTCAAAATCAGCAGTAAATAATGATAATGTTCTGGTGACTCTTGATGGTGTTGTTCAGTATCCTTCTGATGCCACAACCACCAGAGCATATAGTGTCACGGCAAATATCATTACCTTTGCCAGTGCTCCTGGTCTTGGTGTTGATATTCAGGTTCGTCATATTGGATTTGCTGGTGCTACAACCAGTGCGGTTACTGGATTCTATGGAAGAACTGGTAATACCACACTGATTAGTACCGATGATATAATTGCAAATTCTATTGGTATTGGAACCGATGCCACAGTCGGTGCTGGATTAACATCACTTCACGTCTTCGGACAATCTCAACTGAATCGAGTTGCCATTACAACGACGGCATCAAACTTAACTTTAGAAGCAGGAAGAACTTTTATCTATTATTCAACAGGAACTTATACACTTCCAGCATCACCAACAGCAGGGGATAGAATAGAGATAATAAATAGGAGTGGTACTGTATCTGCCGTTCTTGCCCGCAATGGAAGTAACATTATGGGAGTGGCAGATGATCTGGATTTAGATATTCTAGATGCAGCATTTAAGGTTACGTATTCAAATGACACCGATGGTTGGGTAGTAGGCACTTAAGATATGGCAAAACTTTCTTCTTATCTTCGTGGTTCTACAACAACCACTGGTATTAGCACTTCAAGTAATCTTGTAATCGGTAGTGATACATCTACAGGAACTGCCGATCAGAATCTTCAGGTCAGTGGTGGTTCTTATATTTCTGGCAACACTGGTATTGGTAGTGCAATACCACAGTCAAAACTTGATGTTGCTGGAGATACATTAGTCAGTGGTATATCAACAGCATCAGAATTTTCATTAAGTTCTATTGATTCATCTATTACTGATACTGCCGTTGATGTCTTTGTATATGATACTCGCAAGGACTCTGATGGTGGTGCTTGGAGAAAAAGAACTCAACACACCTCTTGGTATAATGAGACCTTAAATACAGCAACCAGAGGTAGTAGAAGAGAGTTTCCTGCTGTTGCTGTATTAGTTTCAACTAGCACAACGTTGACAATATACGATGGTGATGACCCAGATATGCCTATGTGGTTAAATTATGGAAGTATGAACTCCAATAGTGAATCACCAAAGGCATTATACGCAAAAAATGGCATAATTGCTTGGGCGGGAGAATATGGTTTATATTATTCCAACTATATTGAAGATAGATGTAGACAAATACTAACTAGTGCAAGTAGATTTAGAGGAGATACTGGCATTAGGATAGGAGATGTAATCAATACATCTGATGCTAAACGTATTGTTAATAATACTTGTAACGACGTAGCAATGACTGTGCTACCAAACGCACCCGTTGACTCTGCTACTGGACTTCCAGTTCCCACTATTGCCGTTGCGACTGATGGTGGAACAAGTATTATTAAGGATGATGGGACTGTTGTTAGTGGCGGAGAAGCAAATTCTTCTTGGAAAGTAAATAAAATTTTTATTGATTCATATTATAATATTTGGGGAGTTGAGGGAACTGATTATTCTCCAGGTATTCAACTTCTTTCAACATTGTCATATTCCAGTGTAGCAGATATTGGTACTGGAACTCTTGGATACCAACTCACAACACAGGCTACAACTGCTTATGGTAGAAACACTTCCTGGCCTTTTATATTGGGAGGGTACGGAAGTTTCCAGAATGAGCACGCTGCAGGGAAAGAATACATTTTTAACGGTGCTACGCTCGGATTAACTTTTTTACAAGATAATACAACTAATAGATCGTCATCAATGGTCGCTTATGCTTCCACCTCCTACAACACTGGATGGATGCACGGAAACATCAAAGGTGCTTTCTTGGCAGATACTGATGATACGAATGTAACTGGGACAGAGTTGGTTACTAACGGAACCTTTGATAGTAATACGACTGGATGGACTGCAAATTCAAACGCAACAATCAGTGTTGACACACAAAGATTAAAATTTGAACAATCTAATAGTTCTGGACCAGCATATGTTTCACAAGGTGTTACAACTGTTGTAGGAAAATCATATGTCGTCAATTTAGATTTTACCGCTGGAACTCAAAGTAATGTTCAAATTTATATAGGAACATCTCTATATGGTGCTCAAATATTTCAAACATTTATTACATCTTCACCTTATACAAAAACATTTATTGCAACATCTACCACAACTTATATAACTTTTAGACATTCAACAGGAACAACTGGTAGATATTGCTTCTTGGATAATATATCAGTCCGTATAGCAGACCCAGACCGTTCAGTAAACAAAAACGGACTCCAAGTATTCGGAACAATCACCAAGAGTCCTGTTGCTGGTTCTGGAGCAACTGCTGCCGAACTGGTTGCTTATGGACCATTCAGCACTTCTAATTACTTGTTGCAACCAAACAATACAGACCTAGATTATGGCACTGGTGATTTCTATTATATGGGATGGTTTTATAATACCAGTGTTTCAGCTAGACAAATGATTTTTAGGAGAAATCTTACTAACGGAACTTTAGCCGCTGGAAGAATAATCTGCTCTCTTGAAACTAATGGAAATTTCTTTTTTTCAATAGAAGGTGGAGGAACTAATAAAGATTTAATTACAACTAGTTGGTCCCAAAATGTGTGGAATCATTTTTGTGTGGTTAGAAGCGGAACAGATTTTAATTTATATATTAATGGCGTTGTAAAGAACTCGGAAACTGGAACTAATTATTCAGTAACTTGTACCAATGCAGTTCTAACAGTTGGTATTCTTGCTGATGATTTTTCGTCTCATCCAGCAACATCTACAAGTATTACATTATTGAGAACAGGAGCATCAGCACCTTCCGCCGAACAAATCAAAAAAATCTATGAGGACGAAAAGGTACTCTTCCAAGAAAACGCTGCTTGTACCTTATACGGTTCATCAGACGCTGTAACGGCACTTGCTTATGACGACTCAACCAATCTTCTATACGCAGGAACCTCATCAGGACGCAGTGATTTCCAAGGACTACGCAGAATAAATAATACTACAACTGCCGTGACCACTGCTATATCGGCATCCAATGGTCTTGTAGCGGAGCAATAATCTATGACAGTCAGAGTTAATAAATCAAGTTTTAATATCAGGGAGAAACTTTCAGAACTTGAAAGACCTATTGGGTTAAAAGGTTCCGAACTGATGAAGGCAGAGACGGCACAAGATGCTAGAGATTTTGTCAGTGCTGGTCGGAAGAATTTAATTATTAATGGACGTTTTGATTTTTGGCAAAGGGGGACATCATTTACTGGAGACGAATACACTGCTGATAGATGGCGTCAAGCGTTATCGGGAGGAACATCAACAGTTAGTAGACAATCATTTACTTTGGGTCAAACTGAAGTACCAGGAAATCCAGTTTATTACTTACGACAATCTTGTTCTGTTGGAAATGGTAATTGTGGAATAGATCAAAAAATTGAAGATGTTAGAACTGGCGCTGGTGGTCCAGTAACAGTATCTTTTTGGGCAAAAGGAACAAATCCACCTGGATATGGATACTGGGCAATGCAATTATGGCAAAGATTTGGAACTGGTGGTTCTCCATCGGGAGCAGTACGAAATGATAAAGAACTAACAGTAACTTCGGAATGGAAAAAATATACTTTTACGTATGAATTAGAAAGTGTATCTGGAAAAACTTTGGGAACTAATAATGATCATAATGTAGATTTAATCATCCGCCAGCATGAAAATGATAATAATACTGGTGCCTGGGAATTAAATCTTGCTAATGTTCAAGTTGAGTTTGGTAGAAACGCCACAGAGTTTGAGCACAGAAGTTATGGTGAGGAACTGGCATTGTGTCAGAGGTATTTCCAAGGATATAATGCAGCAACTTCTGATTTACGTGCAAGCACTGGATATGAAAATTATGATGCTGAAGGAGCAACTAATGTAAATTACACAACGTTAATAGGAACTGGCACTGTTCTGGATGCCGACGATGCTAGAATACATTTTACATTACCAGTTTCCATGAGAGCAAAACCAACGGTGAGTGGTGTTGATTTAAGACTAATAACAGCTACTACTTTACATAACTCAACAACTACCATACAAGACTCTTCTTCTACAATATACGCAATTAGTCTATTAGTTGATAATGGTGGTGGTATGACAGCAGGTCAATGTGCTCATTTAATTATTAAGGGAAATGGAAACTTTTTTATAGATGCGGAGTTATAAACAATGACAATGTATAAAATTTCAAAATCTAAATCTTCAATATTATCAAATCATAATGGAGAAATTTGGACTACGTGTATTCCAAAGAGTGAAAGTAATTTAAATTATCAACAATTCATCCAAGATGTTGCCGAACAAGGTATTGAGATCGTAGAAGGTCCTGATGTAAAAGAATTTTCTTATGATAGACTTCGCCAACAAGAATACCCATCCCGTGATGAACAATTAGATATGATGTACTGGGATAAGGTCAATGGAACCACAGTATGGGAAGATACTATCCAAGCAATCAAAGATAAGTATCCAAAGACCATCACAGGTGGTACAACGATTGGTGAAGTTCCTGCTTGGGTACAAGAAGCAGCAGACAACTGGACTTTCAACAAACAACTCCGTGAGTATGTTGCTGCCGTAGAGAGATTAGAGCATTATATTCTCTCCGAAGGTCGTCCAGAGATTCGTGAAGATGTTGTTGTAGAAACCAGAGAAGTCTTCAATGAAGAAACTGGTGAACTTGAAACTGTAAACATCACAGAGAATGTGATTACTCAAACTGCTATTGAACCTCTTGAAGCAACGGTAGAAGTTACAGAGTATGATGAAGAAACAATGGAGTCAACCACAACAACGGTTCCTAATCCATTGATTGTTAAGGATGAGGAAGAAAGAGCAGCGGCACAAGCAGTGATTGATGCAACCCCCCAAGAAGTCATTGATGCAGTGAATGCTTGACATTTGATATAAATCTATTATATTATTGAAAACAAAACGAAAATGAATTTCACAGTATACTCAAAAGAGAACTGTCCCTATTGCAGTAAAGTCAAACAAGTGCTAGAATTGACTGGAAGCAAGTTTGTATCATATGAACTTGATAAGGACTTTACACGGGAAGAGTTTTATGACAAGTTTGGTCAGGGTTCAACCTTCCCACAGGTTCTTTGTGATGAACAAAAATTAGGAGGGTGTGTTGACACAATCAAATTCCTCAAAGAACACCAAATCGTCCGATAGTACTATAAATAAGTCTAAGAACCATGGTAATCGTGGTATTGAACTTATTTTTAATGGAGGTAAGAAGAGGCAACCAAAACCATTTCGTATAGTTTTAGATAAGATGGTTTGCTTCTTCAAAAGGGAAGTAAACATCTATCTTGAATTTTCCTTCAGAATCAGGAAAATTAAGTAGTTTCCCGGAGTAAGACAATGTTAGCAACAAGTTTAGTATTCGGTTCATTCATGACCTTTCTCTTTCTGATTGTAGGTTTGATTGGAGGGTGGGTCGCCAGAGAATACATGATGAACTATCAAGATACTCCAAAACTGCATCCAGAGTTCTTTGATGAGCACGGTAATGTTGTTCCTGATGAAGTTCTTGCCCTTCGTTTTGAAGAGGGATTTTTCTCTGATGAAATGGAAGAGGACGACGAATAAGTTCTAAATATTTTAAATTGATTCGTAAATTATTTGTAAATCATGACTGCGACAAAATCAAAAACAACTGCAATTCCTGAGTTGGCACGAAACCCCTTTGCTTTTGAGGTTTTACAACTTGCCTCAAAGCAAAGGACAAAGGCAAAGAAAGTAGAAGTTCTTAAAAAGTACGAAGACCCTTCACTGAAGGCAATCTTCATTTGGAACTTTGATGAAACAATCGTTTCCGCACTTCCAGATGGTGAAGTTCCCTATGCAAGTGTTGGTGAACAGAATTCTTTCAGTGGAACCATATCCGAGAAGATTAATTCTGCTGTTGGTATGATGAATGAACTTGGTTCCAATTCTCTTGGTTCACAAGATCAGGGACGTTCTTCAATTCGTAAAGAATTTAAAATGTTCTATAACTTTATTAAAGGTGGTAATGATGGACTGAGCAATCTTCGTAGGGAGACGATGTTCATCAATATTTTACAAGGACTTCATCCTTTGGAAGCAGAAATTGTTTGTCTTGTGAAGGATAAGCGTCTTGAAGAAAAGTATAAAATTACAAAAGAAATTGTAAGTCAGGCATATCCCGATATTAAATGGGGTGGTCGCGGTTGAATATTTGAGGTAATTGTAATGGCAAAAGATGTTGTTGAGATGTCCACCGAGGCATCCGTAAAGGAGAAGTCTATGGAGTGGACACCAGCAGAAAAAGAAGGTTCTAAAAAGAAGTACGGGTGTGAAATTTTAATTGAGAACGGAACTTGGGAGCAAGTAACTGGAAAAGAATTTCCAAACGATGCACGAATCGTAACCTATTATGTTGATGGTGAGCGACGCTATGACCTCACCCGCAGTTCAAAGGTTTCAAGAATCTTTGATATGTACTGGGATAAGTTTCGTGAAGGAATCAAAAAAATTGAGTTTGGATATGGTAGATACAATCCGAAACTCTGGGGAATTGAACCAAAGAAGGAAAAGAAAAGAAAATGACCAATCCAAATGAATTGAATGTCAACATCAATCCTGATGAACTTCAAAAGGTGATGAAGAAGTATAAGAAACTTAAAAAGTATATGAAGTCTTCGTTATTCGAAATAAAAAAACTTGATGGGAACGAAGAAGTGATTAGTAAACTGCTTGATGGTGTTGAAGACATTGTTGAAAGCACCGAAAACCAAAATTGACTTTTAATTCCCAATATCGGCGGAAAATTCTCCGGCAAAATTTTGAGTCTGTAGGGTTTTTCAAAAAATCTTGACTAAATACGGTATAAGGTCTATAATAGACCTACGTTCATCCCATTCGCTGTTTGCGAATAGCGAATGAGACGCAAGTAAGTCGCGGAACGGAGCGTTCATCCTATGTTATCATTATTGACTGTTTTTGCCCTTCATGTCCCACCCAAAGATTATCTTCGGTGTGATGATTTTGATTGGTTAGCAAATGGTCTAGCGACGGTTGACTTTTTCACTCCAAGTGAGAAACTTGAAATTCTCACCAACTGGATGGATCATACAGACCCTCACTGTTTTGATAACGAGGACGCAAACGACTGAAGGAACGGGTTTTAATTAACCTTAGTATTTCAGGAGACAACCATGAACACACTTACATGATTAAGAAGCAGATTGAAAAAGCATCTGCACTTCACGATGCACAAATTCATATGACATCCTATCGTGGTGTTCAGTATGAGTGCAAGCAAGGTGAAGGGGAAACCCACGGCACCTTCTGCTATCGTGGTCACACTTATAATAAGTGAGTTACTTGTAAACGAATAGAAGCGGGGTTCACACCCCGCTTTTTTTATGCTAAAATAGGTCTAGTAAGAACCTATCTTATGGATAAGGACAAACTAAAACTGATTGTCCGTAACCTTGAACTTTTGGTAGATTCTCTCAAGGCAGAAGTATATTCTGATGTTTCTGCCTACACCAAACCTTCAAGTTACGAAGAAATTACATCAGCTCTTCATGATTATGATGAGATTTTTGATGATGACGACGGCTACCCTGATTGAAAATTAAATGACTGTTAAACTTGTAAGCGTTACTCCTGATGCAGAAAAGACAATGGCATATGTTGCCAGAGTTTCGAATCCCAACAATCAGGAAAACCCCAACTATGCCAAGTTGTTGGGTTATTGTATCAAACACAACCACTGGTCTGTGTTTGAGCAGAGTTTCATGACTCTGGAGATTGAGACCACTCGTGGTCTGGCAGCTCAAATTTTGCGCCACCGTTCTTTCACATATCAAGAATTTTCGCAACGCTATGCTGATTCTTCCCTACTCTCGGAGACGATTCCTCTCCCCGAACTTCGTCGGCAAGACACCAAGAATCGTCAGAATTCTATTGATGATGTTGATGCGTTTACCCGTCAAGAATTTGAAATCAAGATGAGGAAGCACTTTGATGAAGCAATGGTGCTTTATCAATCAATGCTTGATATGGGAATCGCAAAGGAATGTGCTCGTTTTGTGCTTCCCCTCGCTACGCCCACCAGACTCTACATGTCAGGCTCATGTAGGTCATGGATCCATTATATAACTCTGAGGTCTGCAAACGGCACACAGAAAGAGCACATGGAAATCGCAGAGGCATGTAAGAAGATCTTTGCCGAGCAGTTCCCCACAGTTGCAGAAGCACTGGAGTGGGTCTAAATAAATTATCTTGAATATTATTATTTCCTAACAATGGCAACATATCCTGTAGTTCACAAGGAGACTGGTGAACAAAAAGAAGTAGTGATGAGTGTTCATGACTGGTCTCAGTGGTGTAAAGACAATCCCGATTGGCAACGGGATTGGTCGGACCCATCAACCTGCCCTCAACCTGGAGAGGTTGGTGAGTGGCGAGATAAACTCGTCGCCAAAAATCCTGGATGGAATGACGTTTTACATAAAGCATCAAAAGCACCTGGTTCACGAGTAAAAAAAATCTAATCACCTATGGCAAGAAAAAAGAGAGGAAATGGAGACCAACCAATTGGAGTTGGTTTGACGGCAAAACAAATGAAGAGGAAGAAACCGTTAGGTAATGATTACCTAATTGATATTGACCCGCTTACGGACAATCAGAAACGGTTATTTAACTCTTATTCGGATGATAAACACATCGTTGCATATGGATGTGCTGGAACTGGTAAAACATTCATCACTCTCTATAATGCTCTTGCAGATGTTTTAAGCGAGAATACTCCTTATGAAAGAATCTATCTAGTTCGTTCACTAGTTTCCACCCGTGAAATTGGATTCCTTCCTGGAACATATGAAGATAAGTCTGATATTTACCAGATTCCTTATAAGAATATGGTCAAGTACATGTTCCAGATGCCGACCGATTCCGACTTTGAGATGCTCTATGGTAATCTCAAGGCACAAGAAACCATTAAGTTCTGGTCAACCTCTTTCCTTCGTGGAACAACTCTTGACAATGCAATTGTAATTGTTGATGAATTCCAAAACTTGAATTTTCATGAACTTGATAGTATAATTACACGAGTTGGTGAGAACACTAAAATTTGTTTCTGTGGTGATGCAACACAGTCTGACCTTCAGAAAACAAATGAGCGTAATGGTATTATTGATTTTATGCGTATTTTGAGAGCAATGCCTTCATTTGATGTTATTGAATTTGGTATTGACGATATTGTTCGTTCTGGTCTTGTCAAGGAATATCTCGTCGCAAAAATGGATGCAGGTTTTTAATGTTTAATCATGTTGATATTAGTCTCCCTCAACTTGAGAGGGAGACGATTGATGGAGTAAGGTATTACTCGGTTCCTGATGAAGAAGAACTCCTCCGACTGGTCTCCATCACTTCGGTGACCAGTCATTTTAATAAGGAAATTTTTGTCAACTGGCGCAAGAAAGTTGGTAATGAGGAAGCAGATCGGATTACAAAAGCGGCAACAAGTCGTGGAACCGATATGCACACTCTTACCGAACATTTTCTAAAGAATGAAGAACTTCCAACGGTTCAACCAATTTCAGATTTCTTATTTAAAATCTCAAAAAACAACCTAAAGCGTATAAATAATATCCACGCTCTTGAAGGTTCCCTATATAGTAAAGTATTAGGAATAGCAGGAACTGTTGATTGTATTGCCGAATTTGACGGTGAGTTAGCAATAATAGATTTCAAGACTTCTAAGAAACCAAAACCACGCGAGTGGATTGAACACTATTTTGTACAGTGCATGGCATATGGTTGTATGCTGTACGAACTGACGGGTATTTCCGTCAAAAAACTTGTAATTATCATGGCATGTGAAAATGGAGAATGCGTCGTCTATGAAGAACGAGACAAATCAAAATACATCAAACTGCTCAACAAATACATTAGAAAGTTTGTTAGAGATAAACTGGAACTCTATGGAACCCAATAAAGAACTAGAAAGAGCAATAGAAAGTAAATTTCTTACGCCATCAAAATTTGCACTAGAAATTGAAAAAATCGTTGCCGAAGAAAAATTCAACTATATTGATGCAATTTGTCACTATTGTGAAATCAATGAACTTGAAGTAGAATCGGTAACGAAACTCATTTCAAAATCTTTGAAAGAGCGTTTAAAGTGGGATGCAATTCGTCTCAACTTTATGAAGAAAACTTCGAGAGCAAAACTGCCTTTATGAAAGTGACTCCCTTTGATACTTATCAACATTATTTGTCGCTCAAAAATCACTTCACAAATCCAAAATACGACTTCTTCAAATACGGTGCGAAAACCCGTGCAAGTATGACTTCTTTCAATAAACGGAAAGACAAATATTTTTTTGAGAAGACCTCAAGAAAATATTCTGATAAAGAAGTCGTAGATTTTCTTGTATCAAACTTTGTAGCAACAGATTCACCGAGCAATTTATGGATTGGCGAAATTATCAATTCTGGCGAAAGGACCTACGCCGAGTGGACAAAACGTCAACAGAGTTTGACGTACTTGTTCAAAGAGCAAAGCAACGAATTGTTCTCGGAGAACGAATTAGAGAGTGTTTTCGACTGTTCGAAAGGTCATCCAATCGTTCTTAAAAAATTCCTGGGCGGGAAAATTTCCCTAGAAACCCTGGTGATATATGATAAAATATTCCAGTTCGGGAATACGTTTGATAAAAAACTTGATGATCCTATCTGGGAAACCGTAAGTTTGAAATTGAAAAAATATTCTCCATTCCTAATAAATATTGATGTGTTCAACTATCGTAAGATTTTGCGGTCTATTGTAAATGAGTAGTTTTTTTGATTCCGAAATCATTCAAGAAGAATTGAGTGAAATAAATCAACTTCAAGAACAAATTTGTGGAAGTCTTCTCTCCTTCGGTATGATGGACCGTGAGACTAAGATGGAACATGTTGAAAAACTTCAGAATTTGCTGGAAAAGCAAAAAGTGATGTATACTAGATTATCTCTTTCGGACGACCCCAAAGCGGTTGAGATGAAAGAGAACCTTCGCAAATCGGTTGCCCTGATGGGATTCCCACCAGAGACCGATCTCCATTTACTTTTTGATAGTATGGATAAAACCATACAGTCCCTCAAGGACTACATTGACACCTGAGGGCATCCTTGCTATACTATCCAAGTAAATCCCCCGAATCCAAACTAATCCGAGGTAATCCAAATGTCTTTCGCAGACCTTAAAAAGCAATCCAAACTGGGCTCTCTGACCGCCAAACTGGTCAAGGAAGTCGAAAAGATGAACAATAACGGTTCGTCTTCTGGTGATGACCGTCTCTGGAAACTGGAGTGTGATAAGAGCGGCAATGGTTATGCCGTTATCCGTTTCCTGCCTGCTCCCAATGGCGAAGACCTGCCATTCGTGAAACTCTACAGTCATGCCTTCCAAGGTCCTGGCGGTTGGTACATCGAGAACTCTCTGACCACTCTGGGACAGAAGGATCCTGTGTCCGAGTATAACTCGATGCTGTGGAACAATGGCACCGATGCTGGTAAGGACCAGGCACGTAAGCAGAAGCGTAAACTGACTTATACCGCAAACATCTATGTGGTGAAGGACCCCGCCAATCCCGAGAATGAGGGTAAGGTGTTCTTGTACAAATTTGGTAAAAAGATTTTTGACAAACTGACTGCTGCAATGCAACCTGAGTTTGAGGATGAGGAAGCAATCGATCCGTTTGACTTCTGGCAAGGTGCCAACTTCAAACTGAAGGCAAAGAACGTTGCTGGTTATCGTAACTACGACTCTAGTGAGTTTGCACGCCCCTCTGCACTGCTCGATGATGATGATGCCATGGAGGCAATCTGGAAGAAGCAGTACTCCCTACAAGACTTCGTGGGTGCCGATCAGTTCAAGGACTACGATACCCTGAAGAAGCGTCTGGACTATGTGCTTGGTAACAAGGGCACTCCTCGTCTTCAAGATGAGGACTATGAGGAAGAAGAGAACACTCGTGGTTCTGCTCGTGAACTCACCGAAGACCTCCGCAGTGACCTCAACTCTCTGCAACCCACTCGCTCCTCTTCTGCTGATGAAGATGAGGACGATGATGCCATGTCTTACTTTGCTCGCCTTGCCGAAGAGTGAAATCTGATTACACAATAGACCGTGTAACCAAATCCGAAGCCGCAGATTTACTTCTGCGGTTTCATTATTTGAAGGACGTTTCTAAAACTTTCAAATCAGGTTATAATTACGGTCTATACAAGAAAAATGATTTTTCACCTCTAAATATTGGAGGCATTCAGGGAGTCTGTATTTTTACAGGTCTCCCTGTTCCTGAAATTGCAAAAGGTGCTTTTGGATTAGAACGCCATGAACAGCAAGGACTTTTTGAACTCTCAAGACTCTGCATTCACCCGACTACACAGCAGAGCGAGTATAATATCACTTCTTGGTTCGTATCAAAAGCGATTAGACGCCTTAGAAAAGAGACCAGCGTTAGGGGGATTATCTCATACGCTGATAGTGACCATCATACTGGTACAATCTATCGCGCTTGTAACTTTAGGTACTGTGGTCTATCAGAACCAAAAAAAGATTTCTACTTTGCAGATGGAACAAAGCATTCACGAGGCAAAATAAAAGGTGCCAAAGGAGAATGGAAAGACCGCTCTCGTAAGCACCGATACGTTATGATTTTTGATAAAAGTTTAGAACTCTTATGGTGAAGTTACTCTGATATTTTCCGCTCTCTTCATTTTTCTATTTACAAATTGAGAGGAATTCGTATACTGCATAGTCTTTCTCATATCAACCAAGAATTGTTGGAGATAACTAGGTCTCAAAACGTAAATCCCTCTCTTTTCATCATTTCTTCTTGTTTCATACTCAAAGTTGGTGATTGGGACCGTGATGTCTGTTTTTGTTACCATCGTATTCAGTCCACTATCCCAGAACTGAACATAGGAAGTGGTTGGTGAAGTATCAATCTTTGGTTTTGGTGATTTGAAATTATAATCAACAATCTGACCTTTTGGAAGAATAATTCTCCCTCTACTATCTTTCACTTCCTTGGTTTCATAAAATCTTGTGGCATTTATGTCTGTGCCATAGGCATCCTGAGCAAAATCATAGATATCACGGTCAGACAATGGCCATTGATTTCTAATATTCGTGATTCCAGCGGAAATTAAAACAACCCAATCAAGTTGTGGTGATCCATAAAGTTGAACGGCAACTTGGTCGGGTCTCATTCCATCTCTAATATAATATTTGTCAAAGTTGGTTAGAGAATTTTGAAAATCATCTCTAAGTTTAACACGTTTGAAAAGATTTTTTGCTTCAATATATTCGGAAGCAGAGTTACGTTCCGAAAAAGGTGAAAGATATTCTATATTTGGTAGTTCTCTAAAGTAACCCATCTTAGTAACCTACTCCTTGAACATTATCATTCTGAATCTTATTTCCTGGTTGACCATTAAGACCATAAGCTAGATCATTATCACTAAATTGTTGATTTTTTCCATCAAAGTTGATATTATCATAATCATCTTCATAAATTGGAACAAGTTCTTTAAATGTTAGTGTCATGATTATAGCCAGAGGCGTTCCATCACCATAGGTGGCATAAACATTTTCTCCAGTATAATTGACACTCATATCACTGAGAACCGCTGGTTTAAATGTATTTAAAAAAGGATGTGGGCGATTACCTTTTTTATATTGTAGTTCAAAAACGTTAGGTGTTTTTAGAAATAAACCATTCTCAACAGATTTTGCCGCCATATTTTTCTTCAGAGTTCTAATAATAGACTTAATTGAAGTTGCCTCATTTTCATCTCGTGGAGTCATTTTGAACGAGAATCTAAAACTTCTCAAGGTTACATTATTAAAGAGTAACTCCATGTTTGGGTTAAGAACCTTACCTTCAGAACGCGCAAGTAGTTGATTAAGACTTACATTTGCACCAAAAACATTAACCGATTGTGCTGCAAGTGCTTTAAGAGCTAATTCTCTGTATCCACTCTCGATCAACAATTCATTAGCTTTGTTTAGAGCTTTATTACCAAGTGTTTCTGCCTCCTTTAGGGATGTCACATTCATTACTTCTTTACTAAAATTTAGACCAGCGGCAGTAAGACTATTCAACTCACCAAATTCATAAGACACTGAGTTACTGTCTTCAATATTAGAAGGCATTGGTAATGCAATAACACCATCAGGTCCCAATACCTTCTTCTTATCTACATTTTTGGCAATTGATAATGTCGAAAATGGATTTTTATTAGTCAAATTCTGAGAGATTAAGTTATTATCACCACCATTTGCCGCAGTATCATAACTATAAATCACCAACTGCAAGTAGTCGGTCGTTTCCGTTATTGCTTCATATGGATATCTTAATATACCCGTAGGAGTAGGTGATTCTGATGCCATTTAATATGACCAGTTATCTTATTATTAATTATTTAGACGGTATTTAGCAAAAGGTATTTCTCGTGCATCAGCAAGTTCATCAGATGTAATCTCATAAATTTGACCAACAATTTCGTTCCATGTATATTGTCTCACTTTGCCCCAGTGTAAGTTAATACCTCTGAATCCCCATGAGAAAACATCGCTAACTGCCACAAGAGGATTTTGATCATATTTTATATTAGGAGTCTTGGGTTGATATACAAAAACATAGTATCTACCCGATTCTGGAACTTTACCTGCTTCTTCCAGTACACCCATCAATTCGAGCATTAAGTCATCAGGATCTTCAGTCCCGATTACATTATCCATCACAGAACGAATACGATTTGATTTATCGTCCGTTGGATTTGCCATTATTTAATACCTAGTTCATCTTCTGTTAAAACCTTAAACTCCCACATACGATCCTTACAAAATTCTTCTGCCGCTTTCCATTTTGCCATATTCTTTGCATATTCTGTGACTTCATAGATATATGATTTTGTTTTTCTTTTTTGAACTTTTGGTTCTACAGTTTGTTTCTTTGGTTTAATCTCAATTAAATATCTCTTAACCATACCATTATTTTCTTTTACCTTAATATAAAAGTCTGGAAAGTAACGATGAACTCGATTATCTAGTGGAGAACGATATGGTAAGGCAATTTCTTCAGATCCCCATTCAATAATATTTTCATTCAAATCACAGTACATCATAAATTTTCTCTCCCAAAGAGAACGATAGATGATGTTTGTTGGATCACCCTTATATTTTTTAGGGTATGATGGTTGAAATTTTCCCTTATATGACATCTAAATAACTAATAACAAAGGCTGTATTAATATTTAGAAATGCCTAATATCCCCAATATTCAAACTTTAACTTCTAAAGATGTTCGTTCTACACTTGGGGAAGGTGGATTTGCACGGTCAAATCTATATCAGGTTTTTATCGAAAATGGTTGGGGAACTGATACTAGTGGTAAACAACCATTCATTGAACATTTAAAAATACCATCACTAAAACCAATTTATGGTTTTGAATGGAAAGATACTTTTAAAAAGTTGTTATCATTTTCATGTGCAAGTGCAACTCTTCCATCATCAACGTATGCAACTGGAGAAATCAAAGACAATTTTCAGGGTGTAGTTCAGGAGTATGCACATACCAGAATTAATACCGACATAGATTTTTCATTCTATGTTGATAGAGATTATAAAATTTTAATGTTCTTTGAGTCATGGATGAACTTTATATCTGGTGGTAATAGTTTTGATCTTCAGGAACCAAGTGTTTATGATGAAAAAGTTGGTAGTAACTATTATCGCCGCTTTAATTATCCAAAATACTATAAAAACGCATCGGGATTTTATATTACAAAGTTTGAAAAAAATTATAATGTTCCTGGTGCAACTCAAATTACATATCAACTTATAGATTCTTTTCCCAAGGCAGTTTCTGCTATTCCATTACAATATGGTGAAGCAGAAGTGACGAAAGTAACTGTTACCATGTACTATGATAGATATAGAGTATGGAGACAAAATGTAATTGGTGGTGGTGATCCTTCGATTATACAACAGCAACAATTATTTGAGTTGAACTTGGATGCCGCAACTAATAGCAATATTCCGGGAACAACAAGTTTTGGTTTAAGTGGAGCAGGAACTTTCCAAGAACTTAATCAAATTAATTCTCAAATTGGTTAATAAATAAAAATATCTGAATTGCATCAGGGATTATGCCTTTACCAAAAATTAATACTCCAACATATGAGTTGGAGATTCCCTCTACTGGAAAGAAAATTAAGTATCGTCCTTTCTTAGTAAGAGAAGAAAAAATCCTAGTGATGGCACTAGAATCTGAAGACATGGGTCAGATTACCAATGCCATTATTGAAATTTTGACCGATTGTATTATTACCAAAGGCGTTAAAGTATCAGAACTTGCCACATTTGACATTGAATATTTGTTCTTGAACATTCGTGCAAAGTCTGTTGGTGAAAAAATTGAAGTTAATGTAACTTGCCCAGACGATGGCGAAACAGAAGTTCAGATGGAAATTGATATTGATACCATTAAGGTTCAAAGAGATAAAAACCACAATAATATTATTAAATTAGATGATACTCTTTCCATGAAAATGAAGTATCCATCAATGGAACAATTTGTTGAAAATAACTTCGAAGTGAAAGATGCTGGAAGTGGTGTCGATCAATCTCTTGATATGATTTCTTCTTGTATTGAGATGGTTTATAATCAAGATGAATGTTGGTCTGCTGCGGACTGTACTAAAAAAGAAATGATGGAATTCGTTGAACAAATGAATACAAAGCAGTTCAAAGAAATTGAAGAGTTCTTTACAACGATGCCAAAACTTTCACATACGATTACTGTGAAGAATCCAAATACCAAGAAGAATAATGAAGTAGTTCTTGAGGGCTTGGCATCTTTTTTCAGTTAACGATGTCACATACTAGCCTTGAGGTGTATTACAAGACTAATTTTGCCTTGATGCAGTATCATAAATACTCATTAACAGAGCTTGAAAATATGATACCGTGGGAGCGAGAAGTATATGTAACAATGCTTCAGCAACACATCGAAGAAGAAAACCTTAAGGCACAACAACAGTAAGTGGCATTAGAAAATCAACCAGTATTCCAAGCACCATCAATTCCAAAAATGGGGAAGAGTAAAATATCTTCCTCAATATTTTCTCGTGAAAAAACTGGAGATAAGCCAAAATTAGGTAGGTCGACGGTCTCATTTGTAAGACCCCGAAGAATTTCTGCACAAAAAAGTGAGCAGTTAAAAGTAGATACTAATCAAACTATTGTACTTGCAGAAACCAATCGCATACTAATAGAAATACAAAAGCAGTTAGCACTAGATTTTGCCAATAGAATTGCCGAGAGAAAGCAAAATTTACTCGCCACCAAGAAAAACTTAAGAAGACAAAAATTAGTTAAAAAAGAAGCATTTGTAGAAAGAGGGGTAGATAGATCAAAAATTGGTACTTTGGGTGCTAAAGTGTTAGCACCTGTTAAAGGTATTTTTGATAAAATACTAGAATTTTTATCTTTAGTTGGTGCTGGAATTGTAATTAATAATGCCTGGAATTGGTTATCTAAAAAAGAAAATAGAGATAAGTTAATTAAAATATTCCAATTCTTAAAAACATATTGGAAGCAGATTTTTGGTGGTATTCTTATTGCAAAAGCAATTGGTGCTATTGCAAAATTAGTTGGATTTGCAAATACATTAAGGAAAATATTTAATCGTCTTCGAGGTTTAAAAGGAAGGGGAGGTACAAACCAAGGACCAAAACCAGGATCTCCAGATTTTTGTCAGGGTGTTATGAAGTGTGTTGCTGACAATGTCAAAAGTGTTGTTGGAACAATTGCTGCTGCTCTGGTTGCTGGTGGGTATATTCTTTCCAAAAGTGCTCTTGATTTACTAAAAGGTGGTTTACTTGGACAACCTGTAAGAGCTAAACCAACACCCACGTCACCTAGCACCCAAACTGGACAATCTATTGATGAAATCTTTGAAGAGTGGCAAAAGAATTATAAACCAGGGGATTCTCCTCCAATTAATACTCCTGCTCCAATGACTTTCCCGGGGACTAACATTCCCTACCCATCATTTGAGCAACAAACTCCAGATGCTACAACAAGATTATTTAATAGTCTCAATTTACCATCATGGGCAATTCCTATTGTTGAATCATTAGTTACTGCAGGACTAATGTCTAGGGGAAGAGGAATGCCACTGAGATTGAATAGACCTACACCTAAGATGCAAAGACCTCAAATAAATTTGGGAAGTAGTACCAGTTCTTCAATATCTCCACAAGCAAGAAGAACAGGTGCTGATTTCTCAGTTACTGAAAGACCACCAGCTGTAAATTTGGATGTAGGAGCAAGTTCACCACTAACTAGATTCCCAAGAGGTTCAACACCTTCTGTTTCTAGTGGTAGAGGTGCAAAATCATCTACACTAGGTAAAAATCCACTTGAAAATATTGGACAGGGTGCAAGAAATACTAAAACTAAAACCCCAACAAGCAGTGAAGCCCAAGTAGATTATAAACAGTTTGCAAAAGATATTTCTATAAGAGCTAAACAGTTTAAGGATAATCCTAATATTTACAATGTTTCTACTGGTGCCAATAGGTTAAGCACTAAAAGAAGATTGCTTGACATATACCATGGAAGATCTTCTCAATATCAAACTCTTACTGATAGAGCATCTGCAAGAAGAATTTTGAATACCAAACCTGAAAATGGTGGATTTGGTATGAATTTGCCGGAAATTCAACCAGGAGCAAATCCAAGAGCTCTTGAGAGACAACTTAGTGAAGGTGTAACGAGTTATACCAATGTTCAGGGTAGATCGAAAGGTGGAACAGTATTCGGTCAGGGTTCTCAAACAACCGATAGTGTTCCTGCGATGCTTGCTCCTGGTGAGGAAGTTATTCGTTCATCAGCAGCAAATCTTTTCCGTCCACTTCTGAAGGACATTAATGATAATGCTGGAAGAATGTGGTCGGCACTTTCTAATGCTATTGGAATGCAGACAAAAAATAATCAAAAACAAGAACTTGTTAATGAAGAATTTGGTCGTTTAACCGAATCTTTTAACAGAGAACTAATTGGTTTAATCAATGAAAAAAAAGCAGAAAAACTAAAGAATATTGGTGGTGGTGGTCTCGGTGGTGCTGGCGATGGTGGTCGTAGTTCAACTCCTATTGTTAGAACACAAAAAAGAAAGACGCCAAAACAAATTCAAACATATAGAAGAGGAAGAGGTGGTCCTGGTTCTTCCAAATCTGGAGAAGGAAAAGTCACTACAATTAACATGACTCAACCAGCACTCAATCTTGCTGGTCAACAAACACCAGAATCACCACCAATACAACCATCACAATCTTCATCTCCATCCATTACTATTCGTTCTTATGACGAATCAAATCCATATATCATGAATAACTATGCAATCTATGGTATAGTATTATAGGTAATAAGATATGGAATCCGCATTAACATCTTTAAAACTTAATGTAAGAAATATTAAAAGTACTTTAATTAGTGGTAATAAGTCACTAAGAAAAATTCGTGCGGAAGAAAAAAGACTTTTCAAAAGACAGCAAGTAGCAGCAAAAAGAATACAAAAAGAGAACTTTGTGGAGGGTACGGGAATACCTGGTTCTGGTATGGTTGCAGGTGCGGCAAAAAAAATATCTGCACCTGCAATGGGTTTATTTGATAGATTGAAGGAGTTTGCTGGAAACGTTTTATTGGGAATATTAGTAAATAATTTACCTTCGATTATCAGACGAGTTCAAAATTTCTTGGATAAAAATAAATGGATTATTGAAACTTTAAAAACAACTCTAAAAATAACTGGTGATTTGTTTATGGTTTTAATTGATATTGTCAATTTCTTCAATCCCCAAAAAGCAAAACTAGAAGCAGAAAGAAAAGAACTAGAGCAAAAAATAGATTCATTAGTTGGAGAAACAAGTTCTATTGAATCAGAAGCAAAAGCAGCAGATGCTGCCGTTAATGATTTTGTTGGAGATGAATTGCGTGAGAGAACCGATGAAGAAGTTAGAAGTGATGTTGTAACTGCATTTAAAGAACAAAAACTTACCGAACAGAATTTTACCACAACTCGTCTTGCAATATCCGGAGCACAGAGAGACAAGAATGAACCAGTTAATTTGAATGTTCCTGGTGTTGGAACTTTTAAAAGGGTGAAAACTAGTGGTTTTTTAGGGATAGGTGCAGGCACAAAAACAACAGCAACCGATACTTATGGTTATGATATAAAACCTGAAGAATTTATGAGGAGGGCAGATATTGGTTATAATGTTGCTGAGGGATTTGATACTGATATTGTAAAAGATCTTAAAGCAGCAGAAATACCTGGATTTTCACAGGGTGGAACTGTTCGTCCAGCATCAAGTTCTTCTGGTGGAGCATTTCCTGGAGAATCAGGAAAACTCAAAAAAGCACGAGCATCAGTACAGACATTTTCTACATTTGAAAATAATGCATCCGATCAGAGTTTTATCATTGATTCTCAAGAAGAAAATAATAAAAGATTTAAAGTTCTTATAGACAACTTTAAAGAATTATATTCAAAATCTGGAATATCAACAGCAATATCTTCTCCGTATACTACGAATGATCCAAATGCACCTGGTCCAGTAATATCAACACCAGCTGGATTACCAGCAGTCAAAATTGATCCGAATGAAGTGGTCGGAACTGTTGGATATACAGGATATACAGTACCTGCTGGACCAGGTGGTTCTCATATTCATATTCAAAATATGAATAACTACAAAGCAGGTATTCCTCAAGGAGTGAAATATAGTATATTAGTTAATGGTATGCCAATGCCTCAGGCATTAAAATTTACTTCTGGTATTGGTTTGAGATGGGGTAAAATGCACCGAGGAGAAGATTATGCTGGAAACCCAAATCAATCAATTACACTAACTGGCGGTCTTAAATTTAAACAGTTCATTCCCGATCAGGGTGATGGGTATGGTAATAGAGTTTTAATTGAAGCACCAGATGGTGTAATTTACTCATTGAATCACTTGAATGCTGGACCAACAAATATAAATGAGTTAGTCAAGAAACAAAAAAAGCAGGGTCAAGGTCCAGTTACACCACTAAAACAAACAGGATATGGAAAAGGTGGATTAGATATGCTTACACAATTCTTTGATGGTGAGGGTATGACTGAGGTTCTTGTTATTAATAGTACCCAACCAATTATTGTACCTGGACCTACTAGATACATTAGGAGATAATAGCAAATGTCAAACTGGACAAGACCTGCCATATTAGAAACTTTAGAGATTGATATCCAAGAAGATACCACTGTTGATGTTACTGCCGATTCTACCAATGGTATTGATCTGAGTGGTGGATTTGTGTCATTTGAATATTATGAGTCTTTATTGTCTCCTCATATTACCGCAAAAATTCATTTCATTGATACTGGATATGCAGTTTTGGCTGGACCCACACAGGATGCTGCAGAAAGAATGGGAACATTATATTCTTCTGTTCCAACATTGAAAAATAAAAATTTAAAGATAGAAATTGAGCATCCTTCCACAACACTAACACCCTTTGGGCAATTGCCACTTATAATATCCGATGTCATAACAAGAATTGAAGGAACAAAAGTTGAACTTATTGGATTGCAGTTAATATCAAAAGAGGGTCGTGATAACAAACAAATAAAAGTCAATGAAACATATACCGGTAACGTAAAAAACAGTGTAGAACAAATTTTAACTTCAAAGCTTGAGACTTTTTTTATAGGAGTTTTTACTGATACAGCGACATCATTAACCATTGAAGGGCAGGGTAGAAATCCTTTTGATGTAATTCTTGATATGGCAAGAGAGGCAACTCCAGTGACTCCAGCAAATGCATCTCCTGGATTTTTCTTCTACGAAACACTTGATGGATTTCATTTTAGGGGTGTAGATGATCTTATTAGTCAACCAAGTAAATTTGGATATACTTATGGTGATGTTGCAACTTTTTGTGAGGGATCAAACTTTAGAATATTAGAATACAATGTTCGTTCTAGTATGAGAAACATGTTCAGTTCATTTAAGACTGGAGAATCTATAAATGAACTAACTTTTAATCCTTATACATTTGATGTTAAATCAAATTTTGTTGATTTGAATTTGGGATATACTCTTGGTTCTAATGAAATTGATGTGGAAAAACTATACAGTGATAATTCTCTGAATGAATACACCACATTTGTTGACTTTTTGGACATTGGCAACACATCATCTGGAATAGGAACAGAAACAAATAATAATCCAGATTTCTGGAGACCAAAATCTTTAATGAGATACAATACATTGTTCTCTAAAATTATTGATATTGTTGTTCCGTGCAATCTTCAACTTCGTGCTGGACAAATTATTCAATGTGCATTTCCAAAGAAAACAGACCAACCAGAACAAGGTGTTTCTGATGAAACTGTGAGTGGAAATTATTTGATATTACACCTATCACATAAATTTACATCGGACGGACAAACTGGTTCAACCACTCATATGACAATTGTTCGTGATACTGATGGAATATATAAGAATACGGAGGTTTAATAAATGACAGATCTTGGAAATCGTCAAGGATATATTTCTAGTTCCCCAGTTTTCTGGATTGGACAGGTTCCTCCATATCAGGAGATAAACAAAAGAGATAAAAATAGATGGGGAAGTAGAGTAAAGGTTAGAATTATGGGAATTCATTCTCCCAATGGAACATCGACTCCAGATTCTGGATTGACCTCTGCTCAGGTATTACTTCCAACATCACATGGCACCCTAAATATGACATCGACAGGAATTGTTGGTGGTGAAATTGTTTTTGGAATGTATCTTCATACTGATGGAACAACACTAAAAAATCCATTTATTTTAGGTGTACTGGCAAGAACCAAAGATGATTATGATGTAACAGCAGATTCTGTTTTGAAACAAAAAAGTACGGAGTTTAAAAGAATACTTCCTTTCTGGAGTCTAATTCAGCCACAATCATATCAAACACAGGGTGGTGATGAACCAGATTCTCAGCAACCAGTTCAACTTCCAACACAAGATTTTTTCAAGAAAAATCCACTATTATAAACTTATAAACTATGGCAGCAAAGAAGGCAAAAGCTAGAATAAGTGATGTAAATCTTGGTGGATCTGGGACAGCAGCAGAAGCTAAAGAAAAGTTTGGTATTCAATATTATCAAACAGTTTCTTGGAATTTAGAGCAAATTGCATCGGAAGAAATCTTTTCAAAAGGAGATCCTTGTAAAGCAGATGGAACTCTTGGCGAGATTAATACGAATTTACAAAAACTTTTTGTTGTTTTAAGAGGAGTTCAAAAATACGGCAATTTTTATATTAATGGTGCTATTAATAAAGTTCAGAATTTAAAAAGTACAATCAGTGCCATCACAAGTGCAATTGCTGGTGTTCTTAAAACACTTGTTCAGAGACTAAGAAATTGGGTTCTAAACAAATTAAAAAAATTAATCATTGATGCACTTGAAATGATTATGACTAATTTCTTGAAATCAATCAAGGAATCAATTGTTGCCGCAATTGTTGATCAAATCTTTTGTGCATTCGAAAAAATCATCAAAGGTCTATTTGGACTTGTGGGTGACTTCTTATATGCCTTAATTGGTCAAATTATACAAACTCCATTCTGTGCCGCAGAACAATGGGCAAATGCAATGATTAACAAGTTGGTCAGTGATATTGATAAAGCACTAGAACCAATTTTTGAGCAAATTAATGATATTCTTGGTGGAGTTGGTAAAATCTTTGGTTCTGTTTCGAGTGCAATCGATACAATTCTAGGTTTCCAAGGGTTTCTTTGTGGTGGTCCAGAGTGTCCAGAAATTAAAGAGTTTGCACTTTCTCCTTGGGGAGGACCAACAAAGTCACAAACGGATTCATTTTCAAATTTCAATTTTGGAATCTCTCCCAATTTTGCTGGTGAAATCACAGATACTGCGAACGGATGGTTGAATGACTTCTTTGGACCAGATTCAAATTCTTCACAATCACCTGGTTCTTGTTATACTGGAACCTTTGAATGTGGTTTACCACAAGTTGTAATTTTTGGTGGTGGAGGTGCAGGTGCAGTTGCTCAGGCAGTTGTGAATAATGTAGGGCAAGTTGTTGGGACTAATTTATTGAATCCTGGTCAAGACTATAAAACAACACCATTTGTTCAGATTGTCGATCCAGCGGGTTGTGGTTCTAATGCATCCGCATTTGCCGTCATGAAAGTAGATGAAAATGGATATGAAACTGGAGAAATTGAAAAAATAAAAATTGAAAATCCTGGTTCTGATTATGACAATACATTTACTGGTGGTGCTCCTGTCATCACATCATTCTATGGAGCTCCAAATCCAATATCCGTGAATAGTTCTGTGAGTTTGAGTTGGAATGTTGTTAATGCCGATGAGGTATCTCTAGGAATTAGTGGACTAACAAAACTTGGTTTATCTGGTTCGGCAAGTGTTCCCATCACCGATGATGATGTAAGTTTTGGTCCAGGTGAAACCGAAACGACAAAAACATTTACTCTGACGGCAATAAAGAAAAATAAAGATTCTTCAGACCAAACCATACAAAAAACTTTTATATTGACCGTTGTAAAAGAAAAAGTAGAGAGTAGTACCACACTTAATACAAATTCACCAGAAATTATAAGTTTTACTGCATCTTCAACAAATTTAACTCCTGGAAGTGTTCTTACACTGAGTTGGGAAACCAAAAATGCAAAAACAGTATCGATGTCGAATGTGGACAACGCCAGTTCCCTACCAAAAACTGGTTCCTTGTCTGTTGTTATTCCATCTGATATAGAATTCCCATCGGACGGTTCTGGTGCGAAATTATCCTACAAATTAACGGCAAAAAATGATGATGCAACAGAAAAGAATGATGATGGTACTATTACAAAAACAGTAACAAAAACAATTAAAGTGACGGTTACAAAAAATGAAGTTGCAACCGATGGAAATACTCTGGGTTCTGGTGGTGGAGATGGTGTAGATGATGATGAGGAAGATTCAACATCCACATCCACATCGACAACTACGACGGATACGGGAGATTCTGATCAATCATCCAATGATTCCGTATCTACAATTGGTGATGTTGATATTATCGACACTGGTATTGGATATAGCGATGGTGATACTGTATTAATTGATGATGGAGACGGTGGAGAGTTCGAGATTGAAGTTAATCAGTTGGGACAAATTGTTGGATTCAATGTTCTACAAACTGGATATGGGTATACGACAATTCCAAATATCACAATTAATAGTGAAACTGGAGTCGGTGCTAAATTCAGAGCGAATTTGAACTTTACTCCACTAAATCGTTTTTTGGAGATTGAAAAACTGCAGGTAATTGACCCGAATAAATTAGTTAAGGTGATTGATTGTATTGGTAATACGGTTCCGAGTCAGTCAATAAATACATAATAAAGTTGATATTCAATGTCAAACGCACCAGATTATACAATTGCACAAAATCCCCATGCATTTATACATTGTGGTCCTGTTGCAACTGACGATGTAGATGATAAAAGGGATTTAACTATTATTACGTCTGGAAATAATCAGATTATTCATGCTAAAAGTGGTAATAAAGTAGAAAGAATCCAAGGTTTTAGTGGCGAAGTTGTTGGAATTGCTGGTGATCCCTCACAAGAGGGTGGAATCGGTAAGGCAATTGTTGCAAAATCTGGCGATATTGTACTAACAGCAGAATCTGGCAATATTCATTTAAAAGCAAAAAATATTTATTTTGAAGCTTCTGCTGGTGAGGAGGGTCAGGGTAACATTATGGCAAACTGTAATGGATTCTTACAGTTAAGCACTGGTGGTGAATTTAGAGTTGCAGCTGGTAGAATGTGTTTTAGGAGTGAAGGTAATATGAATTTTGTTGGGGACATGATGATTTCTGGTTCTTTGAGTAAGGGAAGTTCCGTTGCTAGTGCTGGATTTCTAAGTTCAATCTTGTCTGGTAACTGGGCAAGTATTATTACTGCAATTTCACAATCTTGTAAATAAAATGTTAGATAGTCTTTCGTTAGGATCTATTGATGTTATGACACCTCTTGGTGGAGGTGCCTTACAATTACCAGTTGGTCTCTGGGAACCAGGGTCATTATCTGCTCATAAGGGGCATTTTGGTGCTGGATCAACACTAACACCTTTTGCCGGAGCACTAGTTGTTGGACCTTCCATCACAAGTCCAATTAGTATTTTTGGAACAGGAATTAATAGTCTTACTGGTTCAACAACTCAAACTGGAACACACACCACAGTCGGACAACATTTGGTTACTGGAACTGAATTAAGAACTTTTGTTGTCAATAATGATCTTGATGGTGTGACAAATAATTTAGTTGCCGCAACACATAATACTATGACTGCTGCAACATCAAATAAATTAGTTGCCCCTGTTAATATTATTTCTGGAGCAGTCACAAAAATAAATGGTTTATTAAATCTTACTGGTGTTGGTGATGTTGCGATTGCCATCAATAGTAAAAAAGGATTTGATATAAAGCATCCAAATAGGGAGGGATGGAGACTCAGACATATTTGTGTTGAGGGACCAGAATCTGCAATTTACATCAGAGGTAAATTAACAGGTCAAAACGTTATTAAACTACCTAATTATTGGAAAGGACTGGTTGATTATGATTCAATCACTGTAAACCTAACTCAAATTGGAACCATTCAAGATTTAGTCATAGATAAAATTACCGAAGATGGTGTTTTCGTAAAGTCTGGTAGTGCTTCTCATATAAATTGTTATTATCAGGTCTGGGCAGACCGTTTGGGTGATAAATTAACACCAGAGTATGAAGGAACAACGCCACTAGATTATCCAGGAGATAATAGTCAATATTCTCTTGCTGGATGGGACTACGATAAGAGGTAAAGATGGCAAAGTTATATCAGTATTTCACAAATGCACCACCGATTGAGATTACCGATCTAGAGGTATCTGGTAAAATTATTGCGACGACTTTTGAATTTAGTAATTCTAATTTCAGTCCAGATGGAAATGTTTATATTGGAATAGGTTCTAATGTGGGATCTAATTTTGAAATTAGTGGTATTTCAACAGCAACATTTGAAGTTGACCAGAAAGTTAAAGTCTTTGGTGTAACACCCACATCAGATTCAACACTGGTTCCTGCTCCAGTTCTGTCTTCACTAAGTGCGACTAAAGTTGGAACTGCGGCTACTGTAAATACATATCGCTATTGGGTTTCCCAGTATCACTACAGAAATGGAAAAGTTGGTGTATCATCACAAATTACACCGACAAATGGAATTGGACATGTTGATATTGCTGACTTCAATGATTTGAATCACGTTTCACTCACTCTTGCAAGAACCGATACAAATCATGGTCTCCTTGTTTTCCGTCAGGAAAGTGTAGGTGCTGGAAGCACCGATATTGAAGATTCGAAATTAATCGCCATTTTGGGTCCAAAAGAACTAAAATCGGATACTTCTGGAATTACCTGGAGAGATTATGGAACCTATGACCAAACAGAGTGGTCCACGAAAGGAACAAAAAATGAATATGTAGATCAAATACATTTTCCTGGAGTGGGAACTACAACAGGAGCAAGAGGATGGTCGATTGATACTGTTACGGCAGTTGGGACTAATTCAATAAAAGTTGCTGGAAATTATAATACAAACATTGGAATTGGAACCACAAACCAGGTAAAGGTTGTACATGACAATACCAATGCATTCACGGTTGCCATTGATGCCGCGCTTCAAAGTGGATTAAATTATATTACTCTTCCGAGTGGAACATTCCTGACAAATAAACTTTTAATACCCAGTGGATTCACTTTGAGGGGAAATGGAAAAAATTCCATTATTAAAACTCAGTATTTTGCAACCGATGAATCGGATGGTGAAGGAAATCTATTAGCATTTGATGGTAATATTGTTGGATTAGGCACAACTTCTGGTAGAGATATTACCGTTATGGACCTAACCATTGATGGTAACAGTGGTAATAATATCATGTTTGATGATGACCTTGATAATTACATCATGTATTTTCCAGAAACAAGTTCATCACTCTTTAAAGGAGTCGAAATTAGAAATTCTCCTGCTCATGGTTTGTATCTTTATGATTCATCAAGAGTACTGGTTGAAAGTTCAACCTTTGTAGACTCTTCCCTTACCGATAGATACACATATTATCCTTTGAATGTTCAGGAATCTGACACTTTAAGAGTTAATGATTGTTTATTCGAGAACTTTTCTGGTCCAGTAGATTTCTCTGTAACATCTGTTGTTGCAACTGGTGGAAATATTATTCGTAATTGTGGAACTGGATTAAGAGTATTTGCGACTGGAAAGATTACCACAACAAATAATATCATTCTTGGTCCTTCGGATGAATATATTCCATCACCAGACATTTATGATAGTGATTATAACTCAATAAACATTAGTGTTGAAAGAGGTGTTGATTTCTATGGTCCCGTTCTTCAGTATCTTGAAGATGGTGATCCAAAAGATATCAGTAGTTCTGCAGTTACTATTACATCTGCTGGTATTGGAACCATCATTGATGAAGGAACATCGACAGAAACGCTTGGTGATAGGTTCATGACCTTCAATATACCAACACCAGATTCTGGAATATTTGGTAGAGAGGAAGGATATATTCAACTAAATCTGACTGCGGCACAAACTAATACTCTTGGTCTTACATCTTCTCTTGGATATAATATTATTGCTAAAGAATACTTGACTCAACCAGCTGGATTCTCAACCTATGTTGGAATTAGCACTGGTCAATTTAATCTTATTGGTTCTGGTGCAACAACATATACAGTAACACTTTCGGAACCAAACCAGTTCTCTGGTATTTCGACTGGAGATGTTGTAAAACTAGTAAATCACTCCGTAACTCCCGACCTTTCATCATATGAATTAACCGTATATCAAAAGAATGATGTTTCTGCAATTACAAAAGAATTAGTCTTGACAGGATTTACAACAACTTCGGTGACTGATGGACAGGACAGTGGATATATAAGTATAAGGAAAATATTTACCATAGCAAAAGGGCGGGTAGGGGTTCTGTAATATGCCTGATAACACTAATGTTAATAATAATGCAGCAGTAGTCGTTGTAGGTAGAACCGCTCCAGTTCCTCCTGGTCAACAGAGATCTGAAAAATCCATTCCAGTTGTTATTGCGAGTGATCAGTCAACACTTCCAGTTGCCGAACAGAATAAAGTTCAATCCGAAGTTGCACTTTCATTATTAGGAATTCCCAGATCTGAAGTTGCTCTTGGTATTTTTGCCGATGTTAATACCTATGATGTAAATCCAACCGAATGGACATCAGAACCAGAGCAATTTACAACCGTTGATAATACTGGTGCATATGCTGGCATTGGTGGTTCATCAATGGGATGGGGTTTATCACATGTTCCAGAAGAATCTGGAGCACTTGTAGAAGCACCAGCAGATAAAACTGCCGTATTAACATCAAAAAGATTCTTTAGATATCAACCTGGTCGTGTTTCTTCGGCAACATTTGGTGTTAAAACAACACTAATTAATGCAACAACCGCAGAGGGAACTGGTGCGGCAATTCAGAACCCTGCGGTTCGTAAGTATGGAATCTTTGATAAGTTTGATGGATATTATTGGGAAACCAGAAATAATGGGGAAGAAGATAATTTCTGTGTCGTCAGAAGAACTCAATCATTAATTTACGAAAATCCTCTTACATTTGGAACTGGTGCTGGCGGACAGCAAGAGGACTACGGAAGAACAAATCCAACCGATCCTTTTGATGCAAGAGGTTCTGAATCTGAGGACGACTCTACGGCACAGGCAAACCCTGCGGCAACACCCAAAAAGTTTGGTGATCTCGTCATTGTAAGAGATAATCTTATGATGACACATGCTGGTGTGTATGACCCTTCACTACTCCAGAACGAAACAAAAGTTGGTATTACTACTGTAAGTGGTGGTAATACCATTTTCGTTCCTGATATTGTAAAAAATGTCAGCAATGCAGTCTATGATATAGACACTGGTCTGATGGTTGTTACAACTTCCTCGGCACACGGATTCGAAAGGGGAAAGTATATTACACTAAGTGGAATAGCAATGACTTGCTATTTGGATTCAGTAACTCCAAAAATTTATCCGAATAGAAACACTGGTTTTAATGTTATTCAGGTAAACTCAACAACTTCATTTACCGTCAATGTTGGTGTTTCCACTGTTCCGACATTCTATGTTTCTGGTGGAACCGCAGTCGGATTATCGACTGGGCAGTATGTTTCTTATAAGAATGATTCTGCTGCTGGTATTGGTATAATTACTGGATTTACCGATACTGGAATCTATAGAGTTGCATCAGTCAACACTTCTGGTGAGGTTACTTTAAACAAGTTAGATGGGACATCACTAACGGGTCTGACAAATGGAACATTTAATGTTGGACATAAGATTGTAACACCAGTTCCTTTTGTACAACCAACCAGTGGTTCTTTAATAGCATCAGGAAAAACAAAGTACACCACCGTGAAGGCAACGGGAATGTTCCCATATTACTATGAGGACGGTGATGGTAACAATGAGGGATATGTCGATACGACCGCATCAACATCCACACTAAAAGACCAAATTGATGATGTCAATGATTATTATGATAAGTGGGTGAATCAGAATGTCGCGATGG